AAAAAACTATGTCTATCTCTGGATTGATTATAGCAACCATATGAGAAACAATAATACTTTGTTTTCCCCAACTGCAAGATACGTAATTTTTTTCACTCACATTTTCCATTAATCGTATATGATCTAATGCCATAATTTCTTTCTTTTTAAATTGTGGCAATTTTGATAATAATAATCCTTCTTTTAACTGTTTATCAATTAAACTATTTACTTTCATTTTTCAAATCTTCCTGACTGGGCAATAAATAACAACATAATTTATAAAGTGGATTCTGATATTTATCTTTTGCCCAGCTATGAAACTTTAACCATATTCCTATGCCAATTTTTTTTATTATATACCCGGGACAATCCAATGTCTCCATAACTTTACGACTAATTTCATTTTCTATATATGCCATTGAAATAATTTTATACCAATTTTTATTTTTTCTTCCATCACTTGCGTCGACATCAAGTTGTTCAAATCTCCAAATTCCATATTTCCGCCTGTTTCCATTAGAACAACTATTCACCTTGGCAAAAAATGCACCATGTTTTTTATAAGAGGTAGTTATATATATTGACCAATATTTAGAATTTTTTATCCCATTCAAAAACATATCACGAAATAAATTTTTATCGAATCTTACAAACTCCCGTTCATTAGCAAACCATGACGACCTTTCCGGTCTGTACTTTAAAACAATTGCCGCACAAATACCAATCCTATCTGAATCGGGAGCTTTTAATAAATTAGCATTCGTAAAATTAGCGGAAAATATATCTTTCCTTCTTATTGTTTGACATTCCATTCCGGTTACACAGCATATTCCTTTTTCTGTTTTATTAGAAATATAAATATCAGGATATTTTTTTATAGCATTTGCTATTAAGTCAAAAGGATTCATAAACACAACTCCTTTCCTTTTTTGTTTATAAATTCGTTGATAACATGCACCACATATTTTATGTCCAGGTGTTAAACTTTGTCTCATATATTCTTTTTTATTCTTTTTACATATCCAGCATTTTGTTATTTTTTTACATATTGATTTATAATGATACTTATTATTTTCTCTGCAAGGTAAATCTAAAACATGTCTTGCAAATTTATATAATTCTTTTCCAATTGCATTATTTCTTTTTTTTAGAGTATCGTTTTCAAATATGCATAAAGCAATTATTTGTAATAAATCTTTCCAAAATTTCGGATATATAAAATGCCATTCTGATTTTCTTTTTGCAAATGTAAAATATAATGCATAATCAGGAATTATATTGCAATATTGTTTAATCCGAAAATACATTAAGGTTGGCAAGATAGCTCCTTATCTCTTCTTTATTTTCTTTCATATATGTTTCATACAATTCTGAATCTGGTATGTTATCGATTTCAAATTGTACTTTGCCATATCCCATTCTGTTACAAGCCCCTATATATCCTTTTTTCTGTAACGCAAGTAGACCATATCCTAAAGCAGATTTTTCTAAATCTGAAATATGCGAAGAGATATCGATACCTCCTTGGAATTTAATACCTGATTTAATACATTCAGTATTCACTATCATAGATGAATTTTCACCCTGTTCATGAGATTCGTCATCTTCTCGCCTGGTAAAATATAACCACTGAAATAACTCACTTACTTTTTTGTTCCCATTTCCCCATTCAAAACATTCAGGCCTATAATCTGAAAAGTTTAATCTACCTGATAGAATACGATTTCCGATAGCACTACCTAATACGGATAACCCCGGTAAAGTATCCCTAAATTTATGCATTCCTTCTGCTTTAATTGCTCCATTTTTTTCAAGTAATTTAGAAAAAGCTTTTGTAGTCTCAGCATTATCACTAAGTGATCCTCCTGAATAGATAATATAATAAAACCATTTTTTAAGCGATTTCTTTTTTATTCCAAGTGAAAAAACAAGATGGTCGGCGAGTAAATCCCTAATTTCTCCCCGAATAGCATTGCCGGCATAAAAGGGTAACTCAAGACAGCAGCCTGTTGTGCTCATTATTTGCATCCTGCGAAAAAGAGTAGCGTTACCGGCTTTTATGTCTGCGCCATGTGAAAGAGGTGCAAGCGTTGAAAACTGTATAGGGATTTTAAATTTTCCTTGCGGTAAAGCAGTTCCCGATTCTTCTATAGCATCAATATCAATTTCTTTTACTGCCATTTCGATATCAGTCCATTTTTTCAAACAAATAATCATCCCTGCTATCTTAGGATATCTACGCAACCAATTTAGATATTTCATCCCTTCTTTTTTCTGTACAATTAAAAAATCAATACCTGCATCGTTATATATCGCATCCATATCAGCATCTAATAATTTAGCAAATTTTTCAATTGCAGCTAACAACGTACTCTCCGTACATGCCTGAATAATCTTGTCAGAAATAAATGCTGACAAATTTCTTTTAATCTTAAGTCCTGCATTTAATTTTAAAGCATACATAATTTTTATTACATAGATAAAATCGTTCATATTTCCCTCCAATTATCTGTTTAATTTAATTTAATATTTTATCCCCCACGTATAGCCTTTTCAATTTCCTTTGTTAACTCTTCGTTATTGCCATTACCATTATCCTGATTTTCCTCTGTATTCCCGTTCTCTTTAAAATCTCTCATGCTCATAAATTCCTGTTCAAGAAAAGCTTTCATAGTCCCGTACTCTTCTATCTGTTTTTTAAAATCATCAAATTTTTCCGTAATAAGCCCTTTTGTTAATTCAAATAAAATTTGGTGTACGCCTTCAAGGTCAATTGCATGTGCATCCGATAATTTTTGTATTCCTGAGCACCATTTATCGAAAACCTCGGCTCGTTCCGTTTCTGTAAGACTGTCAAAATCATCCCATGTGCAGACCATATTTTCAGGAGGCCGCTGGTTGTAGGCCATCGCATCAAGTGTCATTATGGCCTCTAACAATTCAACATATTCTTGATCAATTTGTTTTTGTTTTGCCCGGACAAAAGCTAAACCAAATTTATCCTGTTTCCCGGCTGACGCATAATTCCCGGACGCTTCCAACCCCCAAAAAATCTCAGGTATTTTTGATGTTTGGACAATATTCCAAAAATCAACATTCATAAGTTTTATATGATTGTCAATTAAGTTTTCCGGAACTATAATTTCTGTCTTTTCTTCCTCTCCAACATTTATCACAAAATCGTTATTTTCGACACTAACTTCAGAAAGCTTTGTGTACCCATTTGCTTCAAGCCATGCGTCTTTATTGTTTACTTGTTGTACTAATTTTGCCTTTATATTTGCTGCTTCTTCATGCGCTCGAAGATTAACTTCTGCATAAACCTTAATAAGAGGAGTAATCCTCTCAAAATCTGAATGGCCCTCAAATTCCCCCTCTTCTCTATCGTTTGCAAAAATTACCGGCAAGATTCCTATAGGATTTTTTTTAATTTCGCTACCACGAATACCGGGGGGCCTGGTACCTGTTCGAGTAGTAATAATTTTTGATTTTGTATAAATTTTAGTTTCTGTAAACCAATATTCTTTGCCGTCATCCCAAACAAAAGAATAATCTATCTTTGTTTTTATCCCGGTCAACTCTTGTGTGTCGGGATTCATATATATATCTATAATGTATTTTGATTTAATAAAATATAATTTTACATATCCGGCCTTTGAATCAAACCATGGGAAAATTCCTATGGTCCCGGTGATATGACATAATTTTTGTATAGCTTGTTTTTTCATCATTAATTTTTTATTATAAAATTCAAAACGTTTCTGCCAGTACTCCGCATTATTAACCTTGTCCCATTCCTCAACATCAAAATGAGGAAATCCCATAAATGTTAGAGGAATTGCAATTATTGAATAACAAAAAAATGCACCGAGTTTATATCCGGCTTTTCGATTGTAATATAAATCCATGGCCAAGTCATAATTAACGGTGTTTGGAAACGTAAGATCAACACTTGCGGTCGATCCCCTGGAATGTATAATTCTATTTGTAGTACTCGAAGTTGAGGAGGTACCTGAAGGAAAAAGAGTACTCCAAATATTAGAGAACCAATCAGAATATGAGTTTAATTTTTTTGACACATAATTTGTTACCGGTTTTAAAATATCGCGATTCCAGAAATCAATTTTCTTCATCAGGTTCCTCCGTTAAAAAAAAAGGTGAAAATAATATAAAAATAAAACTTATAGATATAATCATAATAAGAAGTAAATCAGTAATAGAAGCTAAATTGTTTGTTATTGCATAATATCCTAAAAAAATAACAATACTCATTAAAATAAAAATAATTATCAAATCAATTATTTTCCCCATTTTAATATTCCTCTAAAGGACACCTGCAATGCATTTTTTCTATATCAGTTTCACAGATGACACTTTTTGTTAAAAAGCAATGATAATAATCATAATCATCCCTATCATCATCTTCTCTTTCTATTTGCCTTAAATAAGGACACATTTTACAAGACGATATTTTTTCAGGTAATTTCTTCATGGGGTGCCCTCCTCTAATCAGATATTACAAAAGTCCATAAAAATAAATATATCTTAAACCATATTTTTTCCTTATTTGAATGCAAAGAAAATCCTATTTTAAAAATAATTGTTTTCCATGATTTTTTTCTTGGTATTCTGATTTCCAAAGATAAATTGAAAATTATATATGGTTCTTGATTCCCTACATCTATATTATTACATTTTGTTATCATAATCTTATATTATACTCCTATCTGTCCGTATGTCAAGGATATTATTTTTTTGTCGTTTGCCTCTGCTATTGCATATTCAAATCGGCATCCATCTGATTTCTGCCAGCCTGGAATAACAGCAAAATATTCACAAATTTCTATCCATTGAGCGCACATTTTAAGAATTTTCGTTCGATGTTCAGAGTTGTTGTCTGTCCAATCATCACAATATCCAGCTATAGCTAGGTGAGGACAAAACACATTATATCCCTTATCCCGAAGATATCGCGCTGCGGCTTTAGCTGTTTTGATATTATGTTTAACTAAAAATGCTTTTTCTAATGTTTTATTTTTGAAAAATTCAGACCTTCCTGTATAATAAGGCCCTGATAAAAATACTGTTTTCATATTATCCTCTCCACTGTTCTGCCATGGCCGCCGCAATTCCGGGGAATGTACGGGACCTATCTTTTGAATTTCGTGGTGTTTGATACCATCCTTTTGTATATCTTTTCCCGGATTTTGTTGTTATATATGATATTTGTATTATTTTTGTTGATTTTAATTTAGGCAACCCTTTAAGCCAAAGACAAGTTTTTTTTGAATAGTCATGCCCATATTGCCATGGTTGAATTATTTGTGAATATGACGGTAGATTCAATATTTTTCTTGGGACTGGATTTTCTACACATATCATTTTGTTTTTTAAATTCAAACACCATAAAAATAAGTTTTTTGCTTTTTCTATATCTT